TGTTGTGACGATATTGATAATACAAATCTTGACGCCCGGTTCGAACTGTCCAGTCAGCGGACACGTCTATGAGTGTTCTCACTCCTGTGGTGCCAATGCTGAGTTCGTAGAAGGCCTGATCAGTATAGGCGTAGAATATTTGTCCTGGACTCCAGGCCAATTTGACCAATTCAATATCGTCCAAGGTGGCATAGTCACTGGTCACACGACCAGATTCTACCAGCAGGTATCTTTGTAGATTGTCAAAGTCCACGGTCTGCTGTAGGTATATGTATTTTTGAGTGCTGTCTACTGTGGGTGCCACAATCTCAGAGAAAAAGTCTGGGTTATCTGGCACACCATCGTTGTCGCTGTCACGGAATCCCACCAGCACCTGGAAGTCATCAACATAGCCGTCACTCTCAACTGGTTGTCCAGTTATGGTCATGAAGATGTCGCCAGGCAAATGATCAGTAGAATCAGGTTGTGTGTTTACTGCCAGGCAGTTGATGTAGTCTTTGATCACAGTGCCTGATCGACTGTCGTACACCTGTGCGCCATCATAGAAGAAGAAACGAGTTTGCAGTACTGATCCAAAGTAGTAGGCCAGACCGCGGAATGTGATTGTGTAGTTTTGATTCTGCACCACAAACTGCACCAACCAGGAAGCATCTTGATTGGTTCCTGCAGTTGATCCTGCATTGGTCTGACTAAATGTAGAATCTGCTGCCAGATTTGTGCTGGTGATCAGATACCACGAATATGGTGTGCCTGTGATGTCTCCATTGCTGTCATAGCCAATGCCAAAATTGCGATTCAACAAGATCTGTTCAGCCATGGCCTGTTCCAGGCTGAGTGGCAGGTCTGTGACGAACAACGGAATGATAGTGTCTACCAGTGCGCCCGAAGGCACAAAGTTGTTGAGTGCAACTGGTCCTGACCCAGAACTCAAGTTGCCTAGGCCGTTGTTGTAGCCGTCGCCTTGTATGCTTAGTGGACTGGCCCAGATTTCTAGTGTTTCGTCAGCACGACTTGGTGTGCCTTGTTGCAACTTGTTGTTGCTGTCAAAGTAATAGCCCGATGGTGCAACAAATTTGATTAGGCTGCCCACAGCCACGTATTTGAATGCTGTTGTGGTTGTGGAGCCAACTGGAATTGGTGTTCCGTTGGGCCAGGTTGCTGATGTTATTGCGTTTCTAAAATAGCCTGTGGTTTCATTGGCCAGTGTTGTGCTCTGATTCCAGGTGGCGCCGACAACCCAGGTAGTTGACCCATATGTGGGCAAGGTAGTTGCTGTGACTCTGGGAAAGTTCTCATAGTAAAACTGCCGCATAGTGGTTTCGCCGATGCCGGGCTGTACCTGATTGGTAACCACGTCTGCAATTTCATTTCGATTGGTATAAGCAAACAAGATAGTGGGCAGAATATTCTGTTCCCATAGTCCACCGTCGCTGCCAAAGGTATTGGTACTGGAATATTTTCCTGTGTTGTCCACAAGGTCAAGATAACGACTGGTGCCAATTGACGCACGGTTCAGAGCCTTGCTTTTCACAATTGAATTGTATTGTGTGTAAGGGAACAGGTTGTAGTCTTCGCCGTTGACCATGCGATTCTGTGTGTAGTATCTGGCAGGCGCACGTTGCTTGATAGCGTCAATGCTTTCACGTGCCTGACTGTTGCTGACCGGTCTTGTGATACCACAAGTAAATGTCATGGTCTCAAGGTTGCCGTCACGACTGATATAACTGATGGGAACAGTCACAGCCTGCATTTCTTCAGGGTTGATAATGTATTGCAAGCCGTTGGATGCACGAACATACGCACGATATGTTCCCACTGGAATTTCTGAGAACACACCGTCACCAAACACCATGGTGATTTGATCATTGGTTCTGGATGTCACTGTGTAGATTGGGCGCAGTGTGGTGCCCACTTGTTCTGCGGCTGCGGCATAGATGTTTTCGGTATAGGCCCATTCACGACTCACACTGCCCACGTTGTCCAACTGGAACAACCAACGGTCTTCGTTGTTGACGCCCTCAATGTTGATGTTTACTGTGCGGTTTGATACTTTTTCAGCCAGGTTGAAGTCTTGATTTTGCAGCACGCCTTGCTTGAACATAAAGAAGTAGCCAGTATTGGCTGACTGGAATCCCAGTTGATCATTGCGGAACAAGATGTTGAATGGTTGGTTGGCTCTTGGTGGAGGCTCATATAGATATGTGGCACCCACAGATGTTGAGCTCATGGCCTCAAAAGGCATGGTAACACCATCAACCACGGCGGTGTAAGGCACTATGGGCAAGAATCCTGGCACCAGGTTAACTGCATATTCGTCTGTGCGCACACCCAGAATAGTCTGACGGTTGCCTGGGCGACCCACACGTTGAGTGTCTACTAGACTGCTGTTGATAATTGTGGTAAACTGTTCTTGCCAGTCAGGGTTGGTTGGGTCGGACCAGTTCACAGTGATGTTGGAAAGATTCACACCTTGATAGTCCACAACATTTTCAGTTGTGGTGACTGAAAATACCTTGAGTAGGCCTTGTGCTGCTATGTTGCGTTTGGCAGTGTAGCTCACCAGATTGGCCAGGCGTGTGACACTGTCTCTGCGTTCAGCAGTGTCCATGTAATTTTCACGAGTGTTTAGGTCAGTACGGAAAGCAAGAGCTTGACCCATGAACGCAATAACGTCCAGCAGGGCAATGTATTCTGAACTTTCAATGTAGTCATTGAATGTTTCTGGATAGTACAAGCGCAAGTAATCAACAAAACTCTTGCGAAGAGTTTCAAAGTCGTAGCTCTGGAAGTCTGCTTCGCGATAGGTTTGATAGATCTGTTTCCAGTCCTCAACACCAAATATCGCTGTTTGTCTAGTTGTTTTTGCCATTCTTAATACGCCTCTATTGTTTATTTAGCGGCAACAAAAACGGCTTAGTTATACATAGGAGGCGTTGCGCTGTTGCAGATCAAAGAAAATACTCAGCCGCTCGGCATCGGTAGACGGGGTTACAGTAAGCTCTACCTGGATCAGGATACCGTTTTCTTGTGGGAAGGTCACAACTTGACTGATAAAAATTCTTGGGTCGCCGGCTGCCACACGCTGTACTTCTCGCTCTATTGCCTGCTGTGATGCTTCCACTTGATTTTCAAACAAAAAGTCCCAGAGCACTGTGCCATAGGCTGGACGGCCAGGCAACTGACCTTGACGAATGTTGAACGCATTCAGCAGATCACGTTTGATCAGTTCAAAGTCTGTGAGGGTGAACTTTTTGTATTGTCCTTGTGTGTTGAAGCCAATGAATTTTTGTGCCATAGTGTATTTACCGGTGCTTATGCACTGCGGCCTTCAATTTTGAACTGCAATTGACTAATTCGTTCTTTCACGTCTCTGCTGCGTTTTACAACTTCAAGTGCGCCAACGTCCAGAGTCTTAAAATCAGCAGCAGTGACTTGTTGTACTCGGAAGTCTGCACTGTTTCGAGCACGTATATACTCACCTATTTTTGGAACCACGGTAGCGTTGTAGTTGGTCCGTTCTGTTTGGTACTCAGTATCTACTGCTGCCCATTCACTTTCTGTTATTGTTGCTTGATTTTCTAAGGCCGCAACTTTTTCGCTTAGGTTAGATAAAAATACTGCACGAGCATTTAATACCTTTACAAGATTGTTTAAATCTGCTTGAAGGCCAACCAACTGGGTTTCTGCTGCGCCAGCAGTGATAGGCGCTGGCGGACCATAATTGACCGGAGGTATTTTGTCGTTGCCTGCGATACGACTGCTGGCGGCATCCACTGTGGCTCACAGTGTCAGTTGCCGGTATAGGTATTTTTGCGTCTTTGAAAGTGTCTGGTATCTTGGCGGCCACTAGGTTGACTGCAAATGCACTATCTCGTACTGCGGTGTTCATGGCTGCTTTGATCGCACCTGTGGCATCTCCAGGTATGGGCAGGCCTTTGACAAACGCTTCAGCATTGGGCAGACTCTTGGCAGCATTTAGTGCCATGCCTGCAAGACCTTGTGCAGATAAATTGCTGACTGGGATTCCCACTGCGCCCAGACCAGCCACTCCCTTGGCCATGAGATCCTGCTGTATCAGGCCCTGAGTGGACGGACTAGCCAACAAACCACTTAGACCTTGTATTCCATCTTTTCCTGTCCAGCTTGCAGGACTTTTTGCAATTGCTGCTAGACTACTGGTGCCCTGTGTGAGCAAATTGCTGATGCCAGGTTTGACATAGCCAGCAGTTTCAAGCTGTTGAATGTTTAGACCATACTCACCAATGCCCTTGGCGTTGCTGATTGTGCTGGCTGATTGTGCCACTAGATTTTTGGCCTGCGCCAATACTCCAGTAACTTGCGCGGTGGTCATGGGACCTATGCCACTCACTGCTGGTATGGTTTTGGCAAAATTAGCAATGTTGATTGGGTTTGCACCCAGGGGTGTTTTTGTCAACGCCGTGTTGATTGTTTGTAGTGCTGATGTTGCAACACTGCCGGCCTTGGCTGCTGCTCCTACCAAGGCAGAACCAACTCCGCTGATAGACGACACTGCTGGCCCCACTAGTGATGTTAGGCCTGCTGCTGTGCCTGCCAGGCTGCCGCCTAGTGCGCCACCAGCCTGTGCCAGTGCGCCGGATGCTGACCCCAGTGCAGAACCAAGTCCGGCTTGCGCCTGAGCTACCAGGGCTTGAGCGCCTGGTAAGCCGTCTGCTGCTTGTGTTGCTGCGCTGAGTACATCACCAGCTTTGAATCCTACCAGGCCGCCTGCAGCGGCTTGTTTTTTAAAAATGTCAAATGCTTGTTCTCGAGTAAGACCAGGAGGACCTTTGACATCAAATACTTTTGCCGACCCGTCTGGCGTTGTGGCCGGCGTTGTGGCAAACTCTGTGCCACCTCTCTGAGAACCAGCAGGTGCAGCAGTAGTATCTTCAGGCGGACGTGGATATCCTAAACTGGTGAGACTAGGCAATCCACGACGAAGTCGTTCACCATTTACTCTATCCCAGACTATAGTATCAGTGCCGGTATATTTGAGATCTTCATCTTTTGTTTTTGAATTTAATGAAGTTTCAAAACTAGTGGCAGAAGAACCAGCAGAGGATTTTAAACTATCAAGGTTGAATGTAAAATTGCCCATGTTATTTTGCCTGTATCTCCACGCCGGCGGGCACTGGTGTTGCACCCGGAGGTGGTGTGGGTTTGCCGTCTTCAAATGCCACTTTTACATCAACACCTTTGTTGTGCGACGGGTATGGCTCATGAGTGGGTGCTCGGCTCACTACACTTTCCAGACTGTTGGCACTGACCTCCCAGCCCTTGCT